CTCAAACATTATGAGCGAACACAATCAAAACTTAGAGAGTAAATTTACAGAGATGGTTGGCTCTGTCAAAGAGCTAACCTCTGAAATAAGACACTTAATCAAGTCACACGACGAAACCAAAGAAGAAGTTAAGGAATTACGCGTTAGAGTCGGTGAACTTGAAAAGTCGCAAGCGGGCGAGCAATCATTAATTAAGTTAATGAAAGAAACCCAAGATAATAATAAGCGGCTCGCCTATGGTATCATCGGTACAGTATTAACAACCGCGGTTATTGCGGCTCTTACCTTGGGAGTCAAATAAATGGCATTCGATATCAACACAGTTAAAGCATATGGAGCGGTTGCACCTGATGCAGTTATTCAAGCTCGCATCAATTCTTTTTCCGACACTTACACTTGCTTAACATCATCTTACTCACAAGATAAAGCGGATGACATTGCAAATAGTTATATTGCTGGTGGTTTAATTACTCAATTCTCTGGCGGTCAAGCTACAAGTAAAAAGGCTGCTAACGGTGCATCGGTAAACTTTAAGCAAACAAAGTACGGAGATAGCGGCGAATTTGATCACCCGCTAATTCAGTACGCGCACTCTATTGATGATAACAATTGCTTACCTTCTAGTGCAGGCGCTTTTGTAATCGGTGTAGGTGGTACAACTCCAACTGCGGATAACCCACAATGAGTGCAGTTACGAGTGAAACAAGCAGTACGCTAACAACCATTTGGTATAAGCGTAGCAGTGGCGGTATTGGCTACGGTGACAGTGCGCCAACTTATGAAGCCGCAACAGTAAACACTACATTTATGCGCGGTGGTATGGCCCAATACTCAGATTCAAGCGGAGTACTTATTCAACCTAAAACTCGCTATTGGTTTTCATTGGATATTGAGCAACCCCAAAACGGTGACTATATTGCAGTTGGTGACCATAGCGCAGTTACAAACCCCACAACCGTTGATGGTGCTGAAATTATACGCCTATCCATGGAGCAGGATTGTAGTTTGATAGACACAGTTAATGATTGTTATCTGGAGACTTAAAAATGAGAAAGAAATATTTATCGCAGTTAATAGAGCTTAATATTTTTGGCAAGCAAGACGAAGCAAGAAAGCTTGCATCTGCAAATTATAGTTCATTTGATTTTTTCTGTGGTGCATCATGAAATACCAAAACTTAGAGGAAGACTTTGGCGAATGGTCAACTGATAGAGATAGATAATGCCAGTAAAAAACATTAGCGCCGTCAAAGGTAGGTTAAAGCTAACCGTAAACACTATCGAGAAAAAGGCGCTACAGTTTGTTAATGCGGTTGGCGCTGACGCTGGTATTTTATCAAAGAGCAAGGCACCTCTTGAGTATGGCGCTTTGCATAATAGTCAAAGCTTTGATGTTAGACAGGTTGGCGCGCGTATTATTGGGACGCTTAGTTACAATACTAATTACGCAGCAATACTTAATGATGGCAAATACAAATGGAAGCCAAGACCGCCAGAGAAAAAAGCAGGCCCAGCATGGAATGCAGAAGCTCAGCCATTCTTTTTGCAATACGGCTTTGAATCTGATGAAGCTATTGCTAACCGTGAAAAATTACTTAGGATCATGAAATTATGACATTGAGATCAGACTTGCCCGCCGAGCGGCTTTTAGCTCACATTAAAACTAGCGGGTTACTTACAAGCTTTGTTGATATTGATGGCAATAACCAAGGCGCAACCCCATCGACTGCTGGTATGATTAATATGGAGCAGGTAAGCGCAGATAGCCGAGCGGTGCAGGTTAGGGCGCAAGGTAATGATCAACTTGCAGACAGCGAAGTGAGTATGGAACAGTTACCTTGTTCGGTTTACGTGTTTAGTAAGCGCGAATTAAGCGATGTTACCATAACCGAAGGTTTAGCCAGGCAGTTGCGTGAATGGCTAAGAAGCAACAAGCGAAGTGCTGATGACTGTATTATCAGTATTCAATCGCTTGGCCTAGGCGGCCCGCTTATCGCAGAGGAAGGGCGCGTTTATTATGAATTACCGTTGCTTGTGAGGTTTGCTTTATGAGTTGGTTAGATTATATAAATCCATTTAAAGCAGTTGTTAGCAGTGTTGAACGTGTTGCATCTGAACTGATAGAAACAAATAAAGAAGATGCAGAATCAAAAGCGATCATACTTAAAGCCGCTGACCCAAACGGCATAATGAGACGAGAAATAAGCCGTAAAATACTTAACTTATACTCCCTTTACATTATTGTAATGCTGGTTTTATTGTCGTTTGAGTTTTTCAATCTTGTTCCTGCTGGTACTACAGTCGAAAAAATGAAAAGCGCAACTGAAAAACTAGTGGAACTGTTCGCACCAATTACAACTATGGTCGGTATGATTATCGGCGCAAGCTTTGGTGTAAACTGGCAAAATGTGAAAAGTGGAAAATAAATTAAAAAACCTATTGCAATTACATTTAGTTTGAACTATTGTATTTATCAACGGGTAAGCACTATCCCGATAGTAAAAGTCAGTTCACAGCACCTTACTGTGGTAGTAGCGCTTTTAGCTTGTAAATAATAGTGTTAGTGGTTGGTTTATATTTTTACCACATTAACGGATCGGATTGCGCGCCGTCCACGATAAGCGCGAAAACTCTTAGATGGAGGTGATAGTATCTTGACGGCGGGAAAGACCAGCGAGCAGTAAACTAACTACGGTCGCGAGATAGAAGTTAGTAATTTAGAGTTTAGCCTTATTGGTTAATTTCGGTTAACCAATAGCGATAAGCTCTCTGCTTATCGCTCGACTATATTTTTCAATAATTAATTATGGAGACTGTAGTCCGAGGATTGAAACGACA